ACGGGCAACGCAGTTTATTCACAGGCATGGCGCCTAGCCGCCCGCGCTATCCGAAAAGCAAAGCCGGATTAGCCGATTATGAATTCACAATGGAGCGCAAATCAGTATTCCATCGTCGCGGCCGGTCAGCGCATGCGAGTATGCCCGCTGCATCTGGTTTGTTCAGATCCGGAGAATGGGCCGGGCGAGCATCTGGATTGGTTCGATGGGCACCCGTCACCAATAGGGCCTTCTATGGATAAGCAGGTTGAATGGAAAGTCGTGCCGGGATTTCCGGATTACGAGGTTTCCGAGCATGGAGATCTCCGGCGCGGAGCGAATCTGCTTAAGCCAGAGCGAACCCATGGAAACGGGCGTAAGCGTTACTCTCTGAGTCGAGACGGCAGACAGTTTCGCTTCAAGGCCTCGCAGTTGGTAGCTCTCGCGTTTATCGGCCCGAAGCCGTTCGATGGTGCCGAGGTCTGCCACGATGACGGGTTCGAGCACAACAACCACTTCACCAACCTTCGTTATGGCACTTCCGCCAGCAATGGAAACGACGTGACGAAACATCGCCTACAGCGCCGCTCTCTGAGCGCTCTTCCAATGACGCGCGGCGATCAAATCGCTCTTGAGGCTGCTAAGTTCCTTCGTTAACCGGGCGGCTTGTGTCCGCAATCTCCAATTCAAATCGTCGCAGCGCGCTCTCTGCCCATCACCATCTCGCCCCCAAGCTCCGCTGACGGCTAAGGGCGCGCTGCCTCGAACTTCTCCCGCTGATGGGAGTTTAGCCGATGCTTTTAGTCTGGTGCGAACGCACGAAACGCCAACTTCCATTCGAGGAGAAAGTCATGGCTGATTTCACCAAGCTGATGGCCGATCTCGCTGACCTCTCGGCCAAGGTCGACGCTCTACTCGCCAAGCAGAACCCTCCGCCCGTCGACGAGCAGCCCCAGGTCGATGCCGCCGATCAGGCGGTCGGCGCCATCGCTGCGAAGATTCCGGACTGATCCCATGAGCATCGTGTACGACTTCGACAGCATCGCTGCGGCGATGCATCGGACGGAAGGAAAGCAGGGGGCTCCTTCGGAACCCTCTGTTTCGTTTCCGGGTGCCCAGTCTCAGGCCGCTGTCGGTGTGTGGAACGGCCCACCTCCGAGCATGCTGAATGACATGGCTCGCCAGTACATGGCGTCTCAGACTCAGGCCTCTTCGCAGTTGCAGAATATCGGCATCCGCCAGCAGCTGAACAACTATCAGGGCCTCGCTGGCTGCAAGCAATGGGCGGCCAACGCGCCATATCAGGGGCTTGTAAGTTGATGCCGACCTTCAAAGAGGGCGATGTAGTCTCGCGGCGCACTGGTGGGCCGCTGATGACCGTCGAAGACAGCCGGAGCGATGATTTGGTCGCGACGGTATGGTTTGACGTCGATGGCCACGTTTGCCGGGACTGTTTCGCACCGAATACGCTGCAAAAGTGGCAGCTTGTTGAAGAGTAACCCAACCCAGTCAAATGGCTAAAACTCCTGCTGAAATCCGATCTTTGGCTCGCGGCCACACCGAAAGTGCGATCAACTGTCTTGCCGGGATCATGAACAAGGATAGCGCGCCTGAAGCTGCGCGTATTTCGGCTGCTATCGCGCTGCTTGACCGGGGCTGGGGCAAGCCAACGCAGCCTCTGTCCGGCGATGAGGACAGTGCGCCCTTGGTCATCCGTTGGCTGAAGTCGTAATCCCGTATACGCCGCGGGCGCAGTTCAACGCGTATCACGACAGAGTTGAGCGCTGGACTAAGATCGTTGCTCACCGCCGTTACGGTAAGACCGTCGGCTGCATCAACGACAAGATCAGAGCGGCCCTAACCAACACCAGACAGTTTCCGCCTCCGCGGTACAGCTACGTGGCGCCGACCTATACGCAGGCCAAGGATGTGGCCTGGAGTTACCTGAAGCACTACTCGGCGCCGATACCGGGCATTCAGGTGAGCGAATCCGAGTTGTGGGTGGAATACCCCAACGGAGCGCGGATCAGGCTCTACGGCGCCGATAACTATGATCGGATGCGCGGTCTATACAACGATGGCGTTACGATCGACGAGCCGGCGCAAATGGACCCGAGGGCTTGGCCGGAGGTCATTCGTCCTACTCTGTCGGATTATGCTGGTTGGGCTACTTTTATCGGTACTCCTGCGGGTCGTGACTGGTTCTACAAGGTAGATCGCGACGAGACTGGCGATGAATTGCCGGACTGGTTCAGGCTCACGCTGAAGGCCAGCGAAACCGGCATCATCAAGCCGGATGAGCTTGAGAGCCTGAAGTCGGGCCTGACCGACGAGCAGTTCGCGCAAGAGTTCGAGTGCAGCTTTGAGGCCGCAGTCATCGGCGCCTATTACGGCAAGCTGATGCGAGAGGCCGAGAAACGAATTACTGGGGTGCCATATGAGCCGACCGCGCAAGTCTACACGGCCTGGGATTTGGGCATTCGGGATTCGACGGCGATTTGGTTCGCCCAAGTCATCGGCCGGGAAATTCACATCATCGACTACTACGAGGCTAGTGGCGTCGATCTCGGGCACTACGTGCGGGAACTATCCAGACGCGATTATCTATATGCGGCGCACATTGTCCCTCATGACGCCCAAGCAAAGGAACTCGGAACTGGCAAGAGTCGGCTCGAGGTCCTTGAGAGCCTTGGGCTGAAGAACCTGACCATCGCTCCTATGCATCGGGTGGAAGATGGAATTAATGCGGTTCGCACTGTCATTCCACGTTGCTGGTTCGATGCTCGGAAGTGCGTTCGCGGACTGGATGCGCTTAAGCTTTATCGCGCTGAATACGATGACAAGCTGCAGGCGCTGAAACCGCGGCCGGTTCATGACTGGACGAGCCACGCGGCGGATGCGTTCCGATATCTGGCGATGACATTGGACACCAAGATCGTGAACACTGGTTTCAACCGGACACTCCAATACGCCAACATGGGCTACGCCTAATGGCCAAGATGGATCTGCTCGAGCTTAAATCGGTTCTAGCAGCGGAGAAGTCCGACGCCTTGGCCGCGCTTGTTGCTGCGCAGCTCAGCCAGGATCGCGCGACCGCGATGGAATACTACCTCGGGGATATGTCAGGGGACATGCCGGCGGCTGATGGACGTTCGCAGGCCGTGTCAACTGACGTTGCGGATACCATTGAAGGCCTGATGCCAGCGCTCATGGACATCTTCGCCGGCTCCGACGAGGTTGTCAGGTTTGAGCCTGTCGGACCTGAGGACGAAGAAGCGGCGCAGCAGGAAACTGACTACGTGAACCATGTGTTCATGCAGCAGAATCCCGGCTTCATGGTGCTGTACTCCTTCATCAAGGATGCGCTGCTCAGCAAGGTCGGCATTGTGAAAGTTTGGTGGGAAGAGCGCGAACAGGAAGAGCGCGAAACCTACTATGATCTCACCGATGATCAGTTCGCGATGGTATCTCTCGCAGTGCAGCAGTCGAACGGCGCTATGAAGATCGTGGAGCATTCGGCGCGGCCGATGGGGCAGGCGGCGTGATGGAAAGCATATCTCACTGGGGTCAGTTTGATGCTCCTACCTTCAGTAACGCCTCCAAAAGGATTGATGATCTGTTTCCTGGTAAGGGTATCGACGGGAAAATCCGACGCTTGGCAAACATTGCCGGATGGGAAACCATCGGAGAGATGGTGACAGTTCACGACGCCATTCTGCTCCGAGTGCAAAACTTCGGAAAGAAGTCCTTCGATCGCGTGAAGTCCGTTGCTCTGGAACTTGGCATTCACCAGCTTGAGAAACGCGATCTAACGGAGCGAGAGTGCAAAGAACTTGGATATTGCCTTCCTGTTCCTGAAGGTGTCACGCGCCTGTCTGACGTGCGCGTGTTGCGAACCATTCGTGAGAACATCCCAGAGCTAATCGAGCGTGGATTCACGATGGCTGAGATCGAAAGCGTGATCGCTAAAGGTGGTCTATCCTAATGGACGCGATCTCGCCCGACGCTAGCCTGCAGGGCCTTCAGGCCCCGATGATGCATGACGTCACAATCGTCACCACCAAGAAGCTCGCACAGGCCAAAGTCTTGGGCGTTCCGCCCGAGGAGTTCGGCATCGAGCGCGGCGCCCGCGATATCAAGACCTGCAACTACTGCTTCCACGAGATCGTCACCAAGACCCAAAGCCAACTGATCGACGAGGGCTTTGACGAAGACCAGGTGATGGGTCTTGAGGACTACACCGGCAATACTGAGGTCGAGACGCTTTCACGCGATACGGTCGGAGAGCACTTCAACACGGTTTCGGCGTCGTCCAACAAGGCCGCAAGGCTCGTCAAGGTCACTGAGCACTATATCCGGCTGGATTACGAGGGGAACGGCCGGGCTTGTCTCTATCAGGTCATTACGGCCGGAACACAAGGCGATATCCTCAAGAAGGACGGAAAGCCGGCGATCACGCCGTTTG